ACGACTACACGAAGAAACTGCTCGAAGGTTCGATCATCGACCCGCATTGCTTCGGGTATCTGAGACAAGCCGACGAGGATTGTATCGACGACTTTGAGAAGTGCGGCGAGGAGGAGCAATGGTTTAAGGCGATGCCGTCACTCGGTCACACAGTGCAAGTCGAGACGATTCGCCAGCATTACACAGAGGCGAAGAACTCACCTGCAAAACAAAACGCGTTCCGTCGGTATCTGCTCAACATCCCGACACAGCAGATCGATCGCGTTGTCCCGATGTCCGAATGGTACAGTTGCCAGTCAGACGTTCCCGATCTGATGGGTCGGCATTGCTTCGGAGGTCTTGACCTTGCAAGTCACGAGGATTTATCGGCTCTGGTTTTATACTTTCCAGCGACCGAGGACGGCGAGCCTGCCTTCGTGTTGTCGAACTTCTTTTGTCCAGACGATAAAATCAAAGAACGAAAAGCAAGCGGTATGGCGTTCTATTCTCAATGGGTCGACGAGGGGTGGTTGACTGTAGCCGGTGGCGCGAGGATTGACGCGGAGCCGATCCAGAATGTGATTCGTGAGGCGTCAGAATACTATCAGATTGACCAGATAGGTTTCGATCCTTGGGGTGCGGATGCAGTCGTCAACGATTTAATCGAGGAGGGAATACCACTAGTTGCAGTCGGTCAGAGTATGCGAGGGATGACGACGGGCGTCAGGACTTTACTCGACGACATCGCAGAGGCAAAGATTCACCACGACGGCAACCCAGTCCTGTCTTGGTGTCTCGCGAACTGTGCAAGCGACGAAAAGAGCGACGGCGGTATCAGGTTTAGCAAGAAGAAATCAGCAGACAAGATCGACGGGGCGGTCGCTTTAGCAATGGCACGCGGGCGAGCAGTAGACAACGCAAACAAATCAAACAACCAACCCGAAATATTCTTTTAAGAGATAACACCCGATGGCGTTACTGAATCGAATCAAGAATCTGTTTGTGCAGGATTCAACTTATCGAACTCCGCACGACTTCCTTTTCAAGTCCTCGACCTTCGGACAGAAGTCCGACTCTGGCGAGGTAGTCACCGAGACGACAGCGATGTCGCTGGCGTGGGTCTGGCAAGCTGTCAGCACGATCAGCAACGACATCGGACGCCTGCCGGTTGTTCTATTCGATCGCTCAAACGGCGAGCGAGAGCGAGCGACTACGCATCCAGCCTACCAACTAATCAAACGCCGACCTAATCCGTATATGACGAGCAAGGTCTTTATGTCGACGCTCACGAAATCGGCACTACTCACAGGCAACGGACTCGCGTGGATCATGCGCGACCAGCGCGGCATCCCGATCGAGCTGTATCCGCTGGACACCTCAACCGTCCGCATTAACGTGATTGATAATGAGCCGGTTTATCTTGTCCGCTTCAAGGCAGGCGACGAGGAGACTGCGATCAGGTATCGCGATATTATTCACATTAAGAACATCTCAAACAATGGATATTGGGGACTCGATTGCATAACCTACGGACGCAACTCGATCGGTCTAGGATTGGCAACCGAGAAGCATGGCAATCGCTTCTTTAAGAACAACGCCAGACCGTCCGTTGTCCTTGAGACTGCTGGCAATATGGACAAAGAAAAAGCCGACCAGCTTCTCGCGTCATGGAACGAGATGCACGCAGGGGCAAACAACGCATACAAGACCGCGCTCTTGACCGGAGGCATGGAGGCTAAGGTCATGAGCATCAATAACGATAACGCTCAATGGCTCCAATCGCGACAGTTCCAACGTCAAGAGATCGCGTCGTGGTTCCTGTTGCCAGCGAACAAACTCAACGACACCGCGAGCGTCTCCTATGCCAGCGTTGCCGCGTACAATAAAGCGTACCTCGATCAGACCTTGATGAATTGGATTGTGAACTGGGAGGAAGAACTGACCGACAAGCTGCTCACGACAAGACAACGCGAGGACGATCAATACAGTTTCGAGTTTATCACCGCGAGCCTGTTGCGTGCTGATCTCCTCCAGCGTTACCAAGCCTATCAGGTCGGGATCGCTTCTGAGTTCTTGAGTCCGAACGAGGTGCGACGTCTTGAGAATATGCCAGCGCGAGAAGGTGGCGACAGCTTCGTCAATCCGAACACCAAAAGCGGTGACTCACCACAACCGGAACCAGTGCCAGAAGACGCAGAAGCAAAGACAGACATGGAGCCATCATTGCGGGCATTGCTCGCCGATCGCATGGGCAGAATGATCCGGCTCGAAGTCACCAAAGCGAAACAAGCCGCGAACCGTGAAGCCAATTTTATAAGTTGGCTTGAATTGTTTTATGACACCTTTGGAGAAAAGGTCGAGGAGGCTTTGCGTCCTTGCGTGACAACTGCACAGGCTGCCGGATTCGCTGAGGGTTGTGACGTTCACGAATTGACGCAGACGCACATCATGGACTCGATCGATAGACTGCTCAACGTCACCGAGTGCAAACCCGAAGAACTAGAAACTAAGATCGTCTTGGAAGTCTCAACGTGGGACGTCCGAGTCGATGAGATCATTAATCGAATAATGGAGAAAAGCTGATGGCGAGTAAAATTTATTTATATGGCACTGTGGGTTATGACATCGATGCGAATTATATGCGATTAGCACTCGACGAAGCGACCGACGGCGATCTCGAATTGCGGATCAATAGCGGCGGCGGTGATGTCTTTGAAGGTCAGGCGATCTATTCGCTGCTTGAGTCATGGAAGACGACAACCGGAAACAGGGTCATCGTCTACATTGACGGAATCGCTGCCTCAGTTGCCAGCGTCATCGCGATGGCTGGCTCTGAAATTCACATGAGCAGCAATGCGTTAATGATGATTCATAATCCTTGGACGCCTGCGGCTGTCGGTGGGTCTGATGACCTGCGTGACCTCGCCAACGTACTCGATAAAATACGCGAGACGATCGTCACAGTTTACGAAACCAGATCGGGCATCGACCGCGATGCGATCGGGCTGATGATGGACGAGGAAACGTGGTTCACCGCTGCCGAGGCTGTGAACTTTGGATTCGCTGACCAGATCGTCAACGCGTCAGAGGAAACCGTCGCGTCAATCAAAGCGTTCAATTATGTCAACGCTCCTGATTGGATTCGTGCTGTTGAGCCTGTCGAGGATACTGCCGCCGAGCCGGTTGCAGTCCGTCGAAGTCTCGCAAAAGCGAAACTAGCCGCAGAGCGTTGTTGCAATAAAACGAGCAAGAACTAAAACCAAAGAATAAGCCTAGCACTTATCCCAGTTGCGTCGGGTCGATCTCTCATCAGCGATCGCGAGAACAGCGACACCCAAACCTAAATATAAAAATAATCACAGAAGGAATCTATCTGATGACATTAGAAGAAATTAGAGAACGCATCGTCGAACTACAGGAACAAATGCAAGCGACGATCTCAAGAGCCGAAGAACTCAACGTCGAACTAACTGAGGACGAAGGCGAAGAAATCGACGCCATCCTCGAAGAAATCGAGAACAAGTTGCGACCACGCGAGTCACGCATGGAAAAAGTCGAAGCCGAAAAGCAACGCATCGCACTGGCTCAGACTCCAGTCGTCGCTGTTCAAGCCTCGACCTCAATGCCTGCTATTCCAAAGTCGCACCGCAAACTACGAGCGTTTGACAGCAACGAAGATGCTTATCGTGCTGGCTTGTGGTTTAAGGCGTCGTTTTTGAACGATAGCGAATCGCGTCGTCTATGCAATGACTACGGAATCCTCAACACAGCAACCGAGGGAACAGATTCTCAAGGTGGCTACCTCGTGCCTACGGAGCTTTCCGATTCGATTATTGCTATTCGCAATCGAGCAGGCGTCTCTCGTCAACTCTGTCGAGTTGTCGGCATGTCCAGCGATGTGTTAAACATTCCGAACGTGAGTTCAGGGCTTACTGTGGACTATCCCGCAGAAGCCGCCGAAATTACTGCGAGCGATCAGGTTTGGTCGCAAATTTCTTTAAGTTGCGCCAAGAGGGCAATTATCGCCAAAGTCTCCGCAGCCCTTTTGCATGACTCAGTGATTTCGGTTATCGACGACTTGGCTGTCGCAATCGGTAACGCGTTTGCTGTTCAAGAGGACAACGAACTTATCAACGGCGACGCTTCCAGTACTTACGGCGGCGAGAGTGGAATCCTCAACGCTATGGGATCAGCTTCGAAGGTGACTATGGGATCAGGTGACACCAGTTTCGCGAATATCGCATTGGCTGACCTCAATGCTTTGGTCGGGACTATGCCTGATAAGTATTACGGATCGGCTGAGCCTGCTTGGTTGATCGGTCGACTTGCTTGGGCGAGCTACATCCAGAATCTTGTCTATGCCGCTGGTGGTAACACCTTGAGCGACATGGCATCGGGTGCAGCTCCTCAGTTGTTCGGGTTCCCTGTTTACATCTCCGATCAAATGCCAGCCGATGCGGTTAGCACTTGCGGTGCTTTATTCGGGAACTTTAATGATGGCGTTGTTATCGGCGATCGCGAAGACGTCGAAATCAGCGTATCAGAGGAAGCCTTCTGGGCAAACGACATCACAGCAGTCAAGGGAACGACTCGCTATGACATCAATGTCCAC